CTTCAACCAGAAGATGTTGCTTTTCCTAGGTCAGTCAAGGGTATTGCAAAATATTCTGATAGTGTTCAATTATATAAGAAAGGTACTCCTATTCATGTAAAAGGCACTATTATTCATAATGAACTTCTTAAAAAAAATAAGTTAACTAATGTGCATCAGTTGATACAAGAAGGTGAGAAGATAAAATTCTCATATTTGAAGACACCTAATCCTACTGGTGATACGGTTATCAGTATGGGTACAGTTCTACCAAATGAGTTTGGTTTACATGAATTTATTGATTATGATATGCAATTTGAAAAATCTTTTCTAGAACCTCTCAAAGCAATATTAAAATGTGTCGGTTGGGAATATGAAAGAAAAAATACAATCGATAATTTTTTCGTCTAATGATTAGAGATGATATTGTTAAATACTTTTTAATTAATTCTGATAGTAGAAACATTCCTTATGTTTCTTCAAAAAATTGGAAAATATTTAAGGAAAAATATAAAAAAGAAGATATAAGAGAATCATTGGCCAATTATATTGTGTCAAATGATGTTCCATTTCCTATCAAAAAAATTCCAGAAAAAAGGTTAGTAGATTTATTTTTTAGATTTTGTAATAATAGCATGTTGGAAGAGTATAAAACTTTCGATGTCGTAAAAGAGAGATATGATTACAAATATAAATACTCTGATAAACCATTAGGTGTTATTGATAAGTCTCATACCTACAATGATATAAGCGATTATTTTCATCAAGAAAATAGAATGAGATGTGGTTCTAATTCATCTAAATCTCCTCATGATATATGGAAAAGCGAGAAGTCATTACGAAGTATGAATTGGATATTTTGGCGACCTACCGTAATGATGAACAAAAATCTTGATGAGCAAACTTTTAGAGAATCGTTTCGATTGGGTACTTATACGGCCACTCAATTCAAGCCATCGGTCGCAAAAGCAATATATGAAAAACATGAATCGAAAAATATACTCGACACTTCCTGTGGTTGGGGTGACCGTTTAGCAGGTTTTTATGGAACCCATTGCACCGAAACATATGTTGGTTGTGACCCTAATCCACAAACATTCGAAATGTATAAAAAACAATGTATCTTCTACGAAAAAGTTTTAGGTGTACATGCAAAGTTAATAGAAAAGAATGATTTTTTTATTTGCGAAGGAAGAAAAAAAGTTAAGATATTTAGAAAACCTTCAGAAGATGTAAACTGGAATGAGTATGAAAATTCCTTTGACATGTATTTTACATCGCCTCCATATTTTGAAACCGAACGTTATGCGAGTGAAACAGAATATGAGGATGACCAATCTTGGAAAAGATATAATAATTTTGAAAGTTGGAAAAATGATTTCTTTTTTAACGTATCACATGAGGTATGGGAAACTATTAAAGATGATGGTTTTATGATGATAAACATTATAGAGCCTAGAACTAAAAATAGTAAAAGATTAAATTTGTGTGATGATATGGTTGACACTTTTTCGGGGTTTACAAAGTCTAATTATCTTGGTAAAATAGGTATGAGAATGATACCAAGACCTAACGCAGAGGAAGCTGGTGAGGTGTTTATAGAACCGATATGGGTCTTTAGAAAAAACAATAAAAATTATTTTAATATGAATAAAAATACAATAGAAAATTTTTTTATATAGGAGTTATATGGATTTTTCAAGTGCTTCTTCAAATTTTTTAAAAGATATTATTAAGGAGACAGGTAATGAATATGCTGGATTGGTTTCTGACGGTATTGAGGCAGGTGATGTCGAATCCTTTATCGATTCCGGTAGTTATGCTCTCAATGCTCTATTATCGGGAAGCATCTACGGAGGACTTCCGTCAAACAAAATTACCGCTTTTGCTGGAGAATCAGCTACAGGAAAAACATTTTTTGTACTCGGTATTGTCAAACAGTTTTTGTCAGACAACCCTAGCGGTGGTGTTCTTTATTTTGAGTCTGAGTCTGCAATAACAAAGGATATGATTGAGAGTAGAGGTATTGATTCGAAAAGAATGGTTATTATGCCAGTTGCAACAATACAGGAATTTACTCATCAGGCAACAAAAGTATTAGACAAATATCTTTCTACTGAAGAAAGACCTCCTTTAATGTTATGTCTCGATAGTTTGGGTATGTTATCAACATCAAAAGAAATGAATGATACTGCTGAAGGTAAAGAAACTAAAGACATGACACGAGCCGCATTAGTTAAAGCCGCTTTTAGAGTGTTAACTTTAAAATTAGGTAAAGCAAAAATTCCAATGCTAGTTACCAATCACACTTATTCTCAAGTAGGTACAATGTTTCCTCAGCAAGTCATGGGCGGCGGTACTGGATTATATTATGCATCAAGTAATATTGTTTTTCTTTCTAAACGAAAAGAAAAAGATGGTAAAGATGTTATTGGAAATGTTATTCACTGTAAGAATCAAAAATCGAGGCTTACGGTTGAACATAAGATGATAGATGCTTTGGTTACTTACGATAAAGGATTGGATAGATATTACTGGATGTTAGAATTAGCTGAAGCATGTGAAGCATTTAAGAAAGTATCAACTAGATATGAAATGCCAGATGGCAGTAAACATTTTGGTAAGGCTATATTAGCAGAGCCTGAGAAATTTTTCACCAAAGACGTTCTTCAAAAGATTGATGATTATTGTAAATTAGAATTCTTATATGGAACAAACCAACCGGAGAATATAGATGTCGGACAAGATAACGTTGACGAACAATCTGAAACATCTGTATGAAATCATCAAATTTGATGAAGATGATGATGAACATGCGTTTAGAATAAAAGAGGGTAAATTTAAAGATGTTGTTTACAAATATAATAGATTTGGAGTTATTCAACCAGAAGAAAATGAAGAAGAATTGAAATATCGTTTCGAATATGATATACTTGAAATACCTGAAGAAATACGAGATAAAAAATATACTGACACAGAAGGAAAGGAATTTGAAGAAATGATAGGAGATATCTTAATAGAAGTTATTCAAGAAAAAATGGTAGAGGCCGAATAATTTATGGAGAGATTAGAAGATACTATATTAAAAAGTTTATTGTATAATGATGATTTTGTTAGGCGAGCTTTACCTTATTTAAAGACAGATTATTTCACAGAACATCTTGATAAAACTGTATTTGAATATGTTAGTGATTTTATTCAAAAATACAATGTGTCTCCAACTAAAGAGGCACTGGTCATTGAACTGAATGAAAGTACAAAATTAAACGAAGACCAATTTAAACAAATAGTTTCTCGTTTGAATTTGTATGAAGAAAATAAACATGACAGGCCTGACACAGAATGGATTGTAGATTCTACTGAAAATTTCTGTCAAGATAAGGCCATATACAATGCAGTGTTAGAATCCATTGGTATTATTGATGGTCAAAAAGAAACAAGTAAAGATAAAGGTGCGATACCAGCAATTCTATCTGATGCTCTTGCGGTTTGCTTTGACCCAAATATTGGTCACGATTACATTGAAGATTCCGATGATAGATATGATAGTTATCATAAAGTCGAACAAAGAATACCATTTGACTTAGAGTATTTTAACAAGATAACATCAGGAGGTTTACCTAACAAAACACTTAATGTTGCTATGGCAGGTACAGGTGTCGGTAAATCTTTATTCATGTGTCATCAGGCGGCCAGTTGTTTGTCACAAGGATTTAATGTATTGTACATTACGCTTGAGATGGCAGAAGAAAAAATCGCAGAAAGAATAGATGCTAATTTGATGAATGTCACACTTGACGATTTAAAGCAGTTACCGAAAGACATGTATCAAAGAAAAATTGAAAAGATTAGAAAAGTGACAAACGGTAAATTGATTGTCAAAGAATATCCGACTGCCGCCGCTAATACTAATCATTTTCGTAATTTGTTGAGTGAATTAAAACTTAAAAGACAATTTGTTCCTCAAATAATATTCATTGATTATCTAAATATTTGTTCATCTGCTAGATTAAAACAAGGTGCGAATGTAAATTCCTATACATTTATTAAATCTATAGCAGAAGAGTTGAGGGGTTTGGCCGTTGAATGTAATTTACCAATAGTCTCGGCTACTCAAACAACAAGGTCTGGCTATACGAATACTGATGTAGGATTAGAAGATACTTCCGAATCATTTGGTCTTCCTGCTACGGCTGATATGATGTTTGCTTTGATAAGTTCTGAAGAACTTGAAGAACTTAACCAGATTCTTGTAAAACAGTTGAAAAACAGATATAATGACCCTACAAGTTCAAAGAGATTTGTTATTGGTATTGATAGGGCTAAAATGAAATTATATGACCTTGAAGAATCTGCTCAAGCGGATTTGATTGAAAGAACTAATAAAAGAAAAGACAGTAAATTACCATGGAATAAGAAAGAGGAAGAAGATGTTCCTGCATTCGATAAAGCCACTGATAATAGAATGACAAGAAAGAAAGATTTTTCGGAGTTCAGTTTCACATGATTAAAGTATCAGCACCAGAAGGAGCATTCTCTATTGTTTTCGAATTCAAAGGTTATGACATTATTTTCTTTAGTGTACCTGATACGGATACGGAAATGATGTGTGATATGAGAGTTTTTAAAGACGGTAAGGATGTTTCTTCTGAATTTACAGACATTTTAGAACCTAACGCAGAAATAATGTATGATATAATGAAAAAAATAGACCAAAAATCCCTCCAAAAATAATTATTCCTCTCCTTCAAATAAATAATATCATAAATAGTTTAAGACTATTTTTTTAACTAATTGTATTACTATGCAAAAATTCAAAGATTTTTTGGTAGAAAACCAAGGCGC